TTAAGGAGTAGCGAAGAATGGCTGAAATTGAAGTAACAAAAACCGAAGTATCGGATGTTAGTCGTGACTCTCGTGCTAGTAAGACAAGGGAGAAAGAGACAAGACGAAGACCTTGGACTCCCCCGTCTATGCTAGACGCACCACCTGCGCCACAAGGATTTAAACATCGTTGGATCAGAGCCGAAGTTCGTGGATTTGATGACAGAAAAAATATTTCTGCTCGTCTACGCGAAGGATACGAACTTGTCAGATCAGATGAATATCCAGATTTTGAGGCCCCAGTAATTGATTCAGGTAAATATGCTGGTGTGTTTGGAGTTGGCGGATTAGTTCTCGCCAGAATACCATTAGAGACTGTTGAAGAAAGAACTGAGTATTTTAATCAAAGAACTCAAGACCAAATGAATGCAGTTGACCATGATATGATGCGAGAAAATTCTCACTCTACCATGACGATTAATAAACCTGATCGTCAATCTCGTGTAACCTTTGGTGGTTCTAAACAGAACCAATGATTGGAGTAAAAAATGGCAAACCAAGATACTTCTTTTGGTTTACGCCCAATCGGACTTAACGGTGCAGGTGCAAATACTACTGGTGTGACTCAATATGAAATCGCAACAAATAATACTAATGCGATTTTTCAATACTCTCCTGTAATTCCTTTATCTACGGGGTTTATTGATATTGTTGGAAACGCAAATGGTGGTACAGTACCTGCATTGGGTGTCTTTATGGGTGTAGAATATGTGGATAGTTCTTCAAAAAAGACTGTCTTCAAAAATTATTGGCCTGGTTCCAATAATGTCAGCGTGGATACTAATTTCCCTGTGAAGGCTTTAGTAGCTGATAACCCTAGTCAGTTGTTTATGGTAGCAGCAGATGAAACTGTCACAGATCGCGCAACTGCGATTGCTGATATTTTTGCAAACTGTCAACTAGCAACAGCAACATCTGGGTCAACATCCACTGGTCGTTCAACTGCACAACTTGATATCTCAACAGCAGCTACTACAGCGACCTTTCTGATGAGAATACAAGGTTTAACAACAGATGTAGCGAATTTAGAGTATGCTTCAGCTGGAGTTAATTTTATTGTTCGGTTTAACATTCATCACAATGCGCCTGTAGCAGCTTCGGCTTCACAGACCACATCGTTGTCAACTGGTATATAAGGAGATTAGTCAATGGCTATTTCTAGAGCACAACTAGCAAAAGAGCTAGAACCAGGTTTGAACGCATTGTTCGGTCTGGAATACGACAGGTACGAAAATGAGCATTCTGAAATTTTTACAGAAGAAGCTTCTGATCGTGCTTTTGAAGAAGAGGTAATGTTGGGCGGGTTTTCAACAGCACCTGTAAAATCAGAGGGTGGAGCAATCCAGTTTGATGATGCACAAGAGACATATACTGCCCGGTACACACATGAAACTATTGCTTTGGCTTTTTCCATAACAGAAGAAGCTATAGAAGATAATTTGTACGACCGTTTAGCTTCTCGTTATACGAAAGCTCTTGCTCGTTCAATGGCACAAACAAAGCAAATTAAAGCAGCGTCAATTTTAAACAATGCCTTTAGCACAGGCTCACCAATAGGTGACGGTGCAGCTTTGTGTTCAGCGTCACACCCTTCTCTTTCTGGTAATCAATCCAACGTTTTATCTGTAGCTTCGGATTTAAACGAAACATCTTTAGAGCAAATGTTGATTGATATTGCAGGAATTACTGATGAGAGAGGTTTGAAAGTAGCAATTCGTGGCATGAAACTAGTTATTCCAAAAGAATTACAGTTTATTGCTGAGAGAGTGTTAAACTCAAATCTTCGTGTTGGTACATCCGACAATGACCCAAATGCAATTCGTAATATGGGTATGTTGCCTCAAGGAGCAGTTGTAAATCACTTTTTAACCGATACAGATGCATTTTTCATTATGACAGATGCACCTAATGGCTTCAAAATGTTTAATCGCGCTGCTATAAAAACAGCTATGGAAGGTGATTTTGACACTGGAAATATGCGTTTTAAAGCTCGTGAGCGTTACAGCTTCGGTGTTTCCGATTGGAGAAGCGTGTTTGCAACACCTGGAGCATAAAAATCTTTCCTCCGAAAGACAAGGGCGACTTTGCAGTCGCCCTTTTTTATTGTATAGTAATTTAAACCTTGACTGCAATTAAGCAGACACTGGCCACGACAAGGAGATTAATATGGCTAATTCAACTTTCAGCGGTCCCGTCCGTTCAGAAAACGGTTTCAAAACAATTATTAAAAACTCATCTACAGGTGCTCTTACTAATGAGATGACTATGTCTACCTACAGCACCTCTATTACAATTGCGGCTTCTGGCACTGATCATAAAGAATCATCAGTAGGCATTCCATCAAATTTTATTCCAATGGGCGTAGCTATTACAGTAACTAGTGCTGCAGCTAATGCTGTTAACATTAACGATATAGGAACTGATGCAGATACTGATGGATTCGTTGATGGAATAAGCGTGGCAATTAATTCTACGGGCTTTAAAGGATTTTTCCCCTGTAATGGTGTTTTAGGTATGTCTGGTGGAACGACTACTGCAGCAACCGAAACAGCGGATGAGGTTGAGCTTGTAATCTCTGGTACAGCTGGTGCAGGGGGAGTTGTTGCTTTAAAATTCTTTGGCATATCTTCTGATTCACCAACCGCTTAATAGGAGACAAAAATGGCAGGCTCAGATGTAAGATCCAAAAGGATTACAGGCACGGGTTCGCTCGCAGTTGGTCCTGCACGGATACGTCAAATACAGCTTAAAACAGCCTCTGGAACACCGCGATTAACTATTACAGACGCGAGTGGAGGTGCAACTGTTCTTGATTTAGACTTTAACGCTTCTGATACTCATTCTGTTAATATTCCTGCAGAGGGTATAAAGGTATCGGACATATTTGTGTCAGCGTTGACTAATATTACGGCTGCAACTGTATTCTTTAATTAGGTTTAGATATGGCAAAACGTAAACCAGATACGATGCCAAAAAGAAATAAGAAAAATTTCCGTCCCACTAAATCTGGGGCGGGAATGACAAAAGCAGGAGTGGCTGCTTATCGAAGAGCAAATCCTGGGTCAAAATTAAAAACGGCTGTCACAGGAAAAGTAAAACCAGGTAGCAAAGACGCTAAACGTAGGAAGTCATTTTGTGCTCGTTCCGCAGGACAAATGAAAAAATTTCCGAAAGCTGCTAAAGATCCAAATAGTCGTTTAAGACAAGCAAGAAAAAGGTGGAAGTGTTGATGAAAGCAGAGGATGTTTTAAAACAACTTGAAAGACACGAAGAAGAGTGTAACAGAAGATATGCGGATATTCAGGAAAAATTAAAAAATCTTGATAACCGAATGTGGGCTGTTATGGTATTGATAGTATTAGCTGCGGGTTTAGAACAACTTCTATGACAATTACGAGGGCAAATATGGGACATTCAATTTCAAGAGTTAGAACAGGACCAAAACCTGCAAAATTAGAAGTAACTTATATGCGAAAAGGTGGCAAAGCCTCAAAAAAAAGTAAGGGTTCAAAGATTTGCCCTGCTGGAAAAGCTTGGGCAAAAAGAACTTTTGATACATACCCAAGTGCATATGCAAATTTAGCTGCTTCAAAATACTGCAAAGACCCTAATTATGCAAAGGGTGCAAAAGGTAAAAAATAATGGGCGAACTTAAAAAGTGGCTTAAACAAGATTGGGTAAGGATAGGAACAGATGGGTCGATCAAAGGGAAGTGTGGGACGTCCAAGGACAAAAAAAATCCAGACAGATGTCTCCCAAGAGCAAAAGCCAACAGCCTCAGTAAATCAGAAAGGGCTTCTACCGCTCGTAAGAAAAAGCGTGAGGGTTCTAAAGGAAAAACTGTTGTCTCTAATACCAAAGAGTCAAAAGTAACAAATTTAGCCAATGGGGGTCGTGTGAAAAGACCTTTTAAAGGTAAAAAAGTGTCGGGTACTGCCGTTGCAAGAGGCTGTGGACAAGTGATGTCAAACAGGCGAAAGAGAACAAAAGGTTCGGTGGTACAGTTTTGAGGTAATTATGTTACCAAATTTTGAACTAGAACAATCAATAATTTCTGAAACGCAAGCATGGTCAAAAACAGCTTTAGAGGTTGCTAATGAACATTTCAATGGTTTGCCTCCATGTCCTTTTGCTAAAAAAGCATGGTTAGATGATAAGGTAGGGTTTTGTTTTAAATATGAAAACCATTGGCAAGATCTGTTTTCTTTAATTTCACAATGGGACGATTCAAAAGATGTCATTATTCTAATCGATTTTTGTTTTCTTCCTTTAAATGAAATGGATCGGTATTTAAATTTGTTAAACAAAGCTATTTCGGACGGTATTTTTATTAATAAAGATATGTTTTTGATGGGTTTTCATCCTGATGATGACGATAATGAACTATTAGAGGAGGCTGACTTTGATTCGACCATAGACGTTCCGTATGCTATGATTTTCTTACAACGATTAAGTAAGTTGCAAGAAGCATCAAATACACTTAGAATAAAAGGGTATTATAATTATGCAGAAAATTATTATAATGGCTCAAAACTTTACGAAAACAGAAAAACTCTTTTTAGGAGATTAAAAAATGGTAATGAAAAAAGTTAAAAAAATGATGGGTGGGGGTGCAGCAAAAAAACGAATGAAAAAAGCTCCCACAATGATGCGCGGAGGTGGAATGGCTAATGGCAAAAAACCACCAATGATGATGCGCGGAGGTGGTGCAGCAAAAAAACGAATGGCAAAAAAGAAGAAAAAATAAATGACCTTATCGAGTTCCACTGATTTTGAATTAGCGGTTGATGATTACATCGAAGAGGCTTTTGAACGTTGTGGTTTAGAAGTCAGAACGGGGTATGACCTTAAAAGTGCAAAAAGATCTCTTAACCTTTTATTTGCAGATTGGGCAAATAGGGGTTTAAATCAGTGGACTATCTCTCAACTTACACTTTCGTTGACTCAAGGAACTAATGCTTATAATTTAGGCGCAGATGTAATTGATATTTTATCGGTTGTAGTAAGACGAAGTGATGTTGATTTTACGTTAGAGCGTGTGAGTAGAGCCGAGTATTTGAACATTCCGACAAAGAGTACACAAGGAAGACCAAGTCAATTTTTCTTAGATAGACAAATTACACCTTCTTTAAAATTATATCCCACTCCTGAAAATAGTTCAGACACCATAGTTTACAACGCTTTAACAAGAATCCAAGATGCTGACACTATGCAAAATACTATTGAAGTTCCTTTTAGGTTTTACCCCTGTTTAGCTGCGGGCTTGGCTTATTATCTTTCTATTAAAAGAGCACCCGATAGAATACAAGCTTTAAAAGCCATATATGAAGAGGAGTTTGAAAGAGCAAGTATAGAAGATAGAGATCGTTCCTCTTTTAGTGTTACCCCACAATATCAATATTTAAGAGTAAACTAATGTCAAGCTTTGCATCAGGAAAAAAAGCTTATTTTATTTCTGATAGATCAGGATTTAGATATCCTTATAAAGATATGAGAAGAGAGTGGAATGGGTCTGTAGTTGGCCCAGACGAATTTGAACCAAAACATCCACAATTAGGGCCATTTAGAAAAGTTGGGGATTCTCAAGCTTTAAAAGATGCAAGACCCGAACCAGAAGAACCTACTGCATTTATAGTATTCTCTACCACAGGGAAAGACATTATTCCTTCTTCTATAAATGATTTAACTGTTTTAAATACTAGCGTTGGAACTGTTACAGTATCTACTTCAGAAACCTCTAGTTCTTCTGTTACTGTAACTCCTACAGGTGTATCAGCCTCTGCCCAGCTTGGGTTTGTTGCCCAGAATGGTGTTTCTGGAGCTACTTCTCTTGGTTCAGTTACAGTGTATCAGTTGTTTGCTGTTACAGTTGTGAATGATGGAGGTAATAAATACTTCTTAGATGGGTCTAATCAAACAGGTTCTGCATTAACCTTGACAGAAGGTTCGACCTATCGTTTTGACCAGAGTCATAGTTCTAATTCAGGTCATCCATTAAGATTTTCTACTACTTCTAATGGAACACACGGAGGTGGTAGCGAATACACAACAGGAGTCACCACGGCTGGGACTCCAGGAAATTCAGGAGCCTATACGCAAATTACAGTTGCTGTTGGTGCGCCAACCTTATATTACTATTGTACAAATCATAGCGGCATGGGCGGTCAGGCGAATACACCATGAGTTACACTAATACAACCCTAACACAAGCGATCAAAGACTACACAGAGAATGACGAAACTACGTTCACAACAAATATACCTAACTTTATAAAAAACGCGGAAGAGCGAATCTTAAAACTTGTTGAGTTAGATTACTTCAGAAAGAATGTAACAGGAACGCTGACTAACGGAAATAAGTTTCTTGCTGTTCCAACAGATTATTTAGGTTCAATTGCAATATCTATCATTAACTCAAATGAACATGATTTTCTGTTATTCAAGGATGTAAATTTTGTTCAACAATATGCGCCAAACCCAAACACTACAGGCATACCGAAATACTATGCTCTCTTTGATATCAATAATTTTATTATTAGTCCTACTCCTAATAGTAATTATTCTATTGAGCTACATTATTACTATAGACCCGTATCAATAACAGCATCTGGAGACGGTACAACTTGGTTAGGTACAAATGCACCTGATGCTTTGTTATATGGAAGTTTATATGAATCTTACGTATTTATGAAGGGAGATGCAGATATTTTGCAAATGTATACGGATAGATTTAATGAGGCCATCATACGGTTAAAAAATTATGGGGAAGGTTTTGAAAATACAGATGCGTATAGAACAGGTCTACGCAGAGTTCAAAAAACATAAGGAATATATATGCTTGATTTATCAACAGGAACAGTTGGAAATGTAAATGTAATGACTTCTGACCAAGGTGGTCATTCAACAGAACAGTTGACTGAATTAGCTCTTGATAAGCTAATAACCATATCAGATAGAGCGCATCCTGCTATACAAGCGCAAGCCAGAGCTTTTAAGGATAATGCGGCAAGAATTATGTATCATTACATTACATTGGCAAGAAAGGAAGAACGTGCTACTATCGTTCAAGTGTTGGCTAATAACGGTCACAAAGATTTGGCTGAAATAATAAGGAGATTATAATGGCCCCAACTCAAGCAATGTGTAGTTCTTTTAAACAAGAATTACTGCAAGGATTACATAATTTTACAGCAAGTAGTGGTAATGCTTTTAAAATGTCTTTACACACTAGTTCCACTAACATTGGTGCGTCAACAACTGCATATGCAAGTAGTGGTATAGCTGAAGTGGCAAACGGAAACGGATATACATCAGGAGGAATTGCTTTAACAGAAGTTACTCCTACTTTAGATGGAACAACTGCTATAGCAGATTTTGGAGATGCTTCGTTTTCTAATGCTACAATTACGGCTCGTGGTGCATTAATTTATAATGACACTAATGCAGATAGGGCTGTTGCAGTATTAGATTTTGGTGCTGATAAAACATCTACATCAGGTACTTTTACTATTCAGTTTCCAACAGCGGATGCAAGTAACGCAATCATTCGTATTGCATAGGTGACAATGTGGCTCTCGTACTTGCCGATAGGGTCAAGGAAACCTCCACCACAACGGGTACTGGCACGTATACTCTTGCTGGTGCTGTTAGTGGTTTTGAGTCTTTCGGGTCTATCGGTAATGGTAACACTACCTATTATGCTTGTACTCTTGGTTCTGATTTTGAAGTCGGCATAGGCACGTACACCTCTTCTGGCACTACATTAGCCCGAACTACTATCCTACAATCTAGTAACTCTGATAACGCTGTTGATTGGGGTGCTGGTACAAAAACACTGTTCTGCACTCAGCCAGCAGAGAAAGCGGTGTTTTTAAACGCCTCTGATAATATAGAACTTGCTGATAATTCTCGATTGCGATTTGGCAATAGTGGTAGTTCGGATTTACAAATTTGGCATGACGGCACTAATTCAAACATTGTAAATGGAACTGGTTCACTAGTTATTGCTGACACATCAGGGGATGTAAAAATACAAGGTAAGTATGGTGAGCAAAGTATAATTGCTAACAATGATGGCTCTGTAGAATTATATCACGATAACAGCAAGAAGCTGGAAACCACATCAAGCGGTGTAACCATAACAGGGACATTAGAGGCTAATGCTCATCGATTTGGCGATACGCACGTAAAAAGAATATCGGTAGATTACACTGGTGGTGGTGATTATCTTGTAGATAATGAGTTTCAAGAAATTTTATCTATAACACCAGATGGTAATTCAGAAAATTATTCTGTTGTTGGTAGAATTATGGCTACTAGTGGGGCTAATGTACATACATTAGATATAAACGTAGCATTACGTTCTAATACTCTGCCTGATTTGTCTTACTCAGGTTCATACATATCTACAATCACTGGCACAATAGAATATCTCACACCAAGATTGTGGGTTAAAGAAACATCAACAGCTTCTTTTAAACTTGTTATTGAAGTAAACGCACAGATTTACGGTAGACTTAATGCAGACGTAGAAATTATAGCTCGTAATGAATCTGATTTAGATAATATTACTGTAAATACTACTGAAGATAGCGAAGTGACTTCTGTAACTACAGGGTTTACACAATATAGCGTTACAAAAGTGTATGAAACAGATGATGGTGCTTTTGCTTTTACTGATGATGTTTCTTTAACAGGAGCAAGTTATAACGTACTTTGGGACAAATCGGCAAATGCATTAGAGTTTGCAGATAATGCCAAATCAATTTTTGGTACTGGTAATGATTTGCAGATATATCACGATGGTTCAAACAGCTATATTTCAGAAACAGGCACTGGTCATTTAATAATCAATTCAACAGGGAGTAATTTATACCTAAGAACAAATACTACAGAGAATAGTATCGTAGGAATAAACAATGGAGCAGTAGAGCTATATCACGATAACAGCAAGAAGCTAGAGACAACATCCACTGGTGCGACAATCACAGGCACGTTAGTAGCCGATGGTATAAGTGTTGGAGATAATGAAAATATATCTGTAGGTGCAGGGAACGACCTACGCATATTCCATGATGGCACAAACTCTAGGATTTACGGAACAACTGGTGATACAAATATAGGTCAAAACACTTTTGGTGCAGTCAAACTTACTGCTGATAATGACCAAGAAAATATGCTTGTTGCAAATGTAAACGGCTCTGTGGATTTATACCACGACAACAGCAAGAAGCTAGAAACCTCATCAACTGGTGCGACAGTCACAGGCACAGCTATCGTCACTGACAACATACAAATGCAGGGAAGCACCTATACTAACTTTTCTGATTGGTGGGGTAGTGGTGATAATTCTGCGTTTTTCACACCTTATGGTTATTTAGGTTCAAACGGTTCTTTCGCTGTTTCGTTGTTTTCTAACGGTTACAGAAACAACGGTGGCACTTTCACTTCAATGGGTATTAATAGCAACAGCACCGCATCTGGCATAGAGTTATATCCTACTGGTGAAATTAAATTTAGAACAGGGACACCAAGTGGCACAACTGTTCCAGAACGAATGTCCTTAACTGATAATACGTTAGCAATAACAACTGACTTTAGGCTTACCTCAACAGATGGCGGTGCTACAGAAAACCCTACAATCGACCTATTCCGCAATAGTTCTAGTCCAGCAGACCAAGATATCATAGGACACATAACTTATTCTGGTGAGAACAGTGCTAGTGAAAAGATTGTTTATGGTGAGATACAAGCTAAAATAAGAGATGTTACAGATGCCACAGAAGATGGTGCTATTGAGACTTTTGTTAGAACCGCTGGAAGTTTAGACCTTTACACAGTCCACCAAGATGGGGAGTCTCAATTTTACAAAGATGTGCAGATAATAAGTAATGATTCTGGGTCTACAGAAAACCCAACCCTACAATTATACCGCAATAGTGCCAGTCCAGCAGATTTTGATGAAATGGGTAATATAGATTTTAGTGGTGAAAACAGTGCTGGTGAAAAGATAGTATATGCACAAATACAAGCAACTTCCAGAGATGTGACAGATGCTACCGAAGATGGAGGCATAAACTTTCGTGTTATGAAGGCAGGAACTGAAGTTCCTATTATTCAAATTGGGGGAAATACTAACACACAATTTCTAAATCGTGATATTCAACTAATGGAGGGCGTTAATCTTATATTTGAAGGTGCAACAGGCAATGCACATGAAACGACCCTCACCGTAGTTGACCCCACAGCAGACCGCACCATTACACTACCCAATGCCAGTGGCACTGTTCTACTTACAAATGGCAACGGGTCTAGCCTTACCAATGTAAACGCAACTACTCTTGATAGTGTGGACAGTACATCATTCTTACGCAGTGATGTCGCAGATACAAAGACCAGTGGTAACTTGACATTTAGCGATGATGTTAAGGCGGTGTTTGGTACTGGTAGCGATTTAGAGATATATCACGATGGTGCTAATTCTGTTATAAAAGAAAATGGTACGGGTCAACTCGTTATGAGGACAAATGGTGATTTTGTTCAAATTGATACACCATCGACAGTTATGGCTAAATTTATTAAAAATGGCGCAGTACAATTAAGGCATAACAATAATCTCAAGTTTTCAACTAGTAGCACTGGAATTGAAGTAACAGGAGTGCTTACCAGTGATGGCGTTGATGTAGGCGATAATGAGAAAATACGATTAGGTGCTTCTCAAGATTTAGAAATATATCATGATGGGTCAAATTCTTATATAGACGAAGGAGGAACTGGAAATTTATATATTAGGGCTGGTGGAAATAATAATATATCTTTAACCGATAACGCAGTTTATCTTTATTACAGTGGTTCAACTAAATTACAAACAACAAGTGATGGCGCAAGTATAACAGGCGACCTTACCCTTACCTCGACAGATGCTAGTTCATCAGAAGACCCGACTTTAAAACTTTTTAGAAACAGTGCTAGTCCAACTGGTGGTGATAGCATTGGTCATATTCAATTTACTGGTAACAACGCATCAGGAACTGAAATAGTTTTAGCTGAAATAGAAACTGTCTTAGGTGGTACTACTGCTGGTAGCG